AGAAACAAAGGGGATTATATTAAGTTATTAGTTCGCTACATTAAGGAATTTGTACATCACAATACTGGGACAGAGAATGGAGAATGAATTAGAAAAGGTACTGGAAAGTAAGTTTTTCTGTCCTACTCGTTTTGCACAAGAGATCGAAACTCTTGTGCATAGTGAGGAGAAGATGAGCTACATTGATGCAATTATTCACTTCTGTGAAAAGAATAATATCGATGTAGAATCAGTACCTAAACTGATTTCAAAACCATTGAAAGAAAAGATTAAGTATGAAGCAATGGAACTTAACTTTCTTAAAAAGACTTCCCGTGCCAAATTAGTCTTTTAATTTCATTTTTGGTGGGTAAATTTTCCCGGCAAAAAATCCTTATATTACTTTTTTTGAATGATGCCTTTTGATGCTTATAGGGAATATCTTGCCTTAAAAAATCACTTTACAAAAAAATCATACGATTATCATAAGTATTGTGGTAAAAGTCGCGCAACAGTACAATCTTTTTACAAACGCAAAGATAGATTTTGGTTTGAGAAAGTAGTACGACAAAAGACTGATAAGGAAGTAGTAGATTTTTTTGTTGCTAATTTTGTTTCTTGTAGTGATCCACAATCATTATGGATTGGTGAGATTATGAAAGAAGGTGAAACAAGATATAAGGAGTGGCAAAAGAAGGTTCAGTCACTCTCTTATCTGTTCAAAGAAGAATCTCAACAAATTTTTTCTCAGCATAAGTTTGAGGAAGTATTTGACTGCTCCAAGTCTCATCCAGTACTATTAAAAATGTTCCTGAGCGGGAAGATTAGCCTGGAAACTATGGTAATCTATGATAGAATATTCCTGTACGGGAATAACTTTGATAAGAAACTGAAGGACCCAGTGTGGGAATCCGTCAGTATGAAAATTAAAAAGTACAATCCGTTTCTAAATATTGATGTATTTCGTTATAAACGAATTTTGAAAGAAGTTGTTCTTGAGGATTCATGAGTTTTTTTAATTCTGACATCGTTCGTGCGGAGATGACTGAAATCTCTGAACTACAAGATGAAATCTACGGAAGTGTTTTTACTTTTCCTACGATGACGAAGGAAGATAAAATTCATCATGTCGATCTTCTGGATAAACTTCTCAGTAAACAACAAATTCTTTATACACGTTTAAGTCTATCTGATGATCCAGAAGCACAGAGCATGAAAGAAAAAATTTCAAGTTCTGCTGCGATGATGGGTCTTTCTCCTGGTGTGGATATGAATGTGATTTTCAACAACATGTCCAAAATGCTTGAAGTGATGAAGCAACAGATTGACAAAAACGACTCCAACGAGTAGAATAACGAAGTACACAAAAGCCAAATCCGATTAATCCGAGGTATACAAATGTCTTTTTCTGATCTTAAAAAGCAATCTTCTCTTGGTTCTTTGACCCAGAAACTGGTCAAGGAAGTTGAGAAGATGAGCACTACTTCTGGTGGTGCTGATGAGCGTCTCTGGAAACCAGAGATGGATAAAACTGGTAACGGGTTCGCAGTAATTCGTTTCCTTCCTGCCCCTGAAGGTGAAGAACTTCCCTGGGCAAAAATGTATTCCCATGCCTTTCAAGGCCCTGGTGGTTGGTACATTGAGAACTCTCTGACTACCATTGGTGGTAAGGATCCTCTTGGTGAATACAATCGTGAGTTGTGGAATACAGGTACTGAAGCAAATAAGGAAACTGTTCGTAAGCAGAAGCGTAAGTTGTCCTACTATTCCAACATTTATGTTGTGAAGGATCCTACTAATCCTGGAAACGAAGGTAAAGTCTTTCTGTTCAAGTATGGTAAGAAGATCTTTGATAAGGTCATGGAAGCCATGCAACCTGAATTTGAAGATGAAACTCCTATCAATCCTTTTGACTTCTGGCAAGGTGCAAACTTCAAACTGAAGATTGTGAAGAAGGATGGTTACTGGAACTATGATAAGTCTGAGTTTGATCGTCAGGCACCTCTTCTTGACGATGATGATGCAATGGAAGCAATCTGGAAGAAAGAGTACTCTCTTGCTGCTGTGACTGCTCCTGATCAATTCAAGTCTTATGAGGATCTTGAGCGTCGTCTCAAGAGTGTTCTGGGTCAGAAGAGTGCTGCTCGTGCAGTTGCTGAGGAAGAGGAAGTTTATGAGTCCTACACTCAAGCACCTACTGCCGAAAGTCGTGTGGTAGAAGAGCTGGAACAATCCTATGCCCGTTCTAAGTCACCTTCACTTCCCGTAGTTAATTCTGTGGATGAAGATGAAGATGATGCTCTGAGTTACTTTCAGCGTCTTGCCGAAGAGTGATTAACTAGTTAAACGGATATTATCTCCTCTCTTAAGGGTCTCGCTAACATATTGCGAAGACCCTTTTTTATATGGCATAATATCGCCCATATCATCAAGAACTACATTCAAGTATCTTGATTTAAGAATGTAAATATTTCTTTTATCATTCTCCAATTTATCTTCATACTCATAGTTAGTTACTTCAACTGCAATATTTCCAGTATCAATTTGACTATCGATAAAGTAATCATAATAATTGATTGAATATCCATCAGGAACTTCTAATCCACTAGGAACCATAACAACTCCTTGACTATTTGTGACTTCTGATGTTTCATAATGATGTATTCCACTATAAAGAGTTTCATAATCACCATACTTATTCAGCACATATCTATCGAATGCATCTTGTGTTAGAGGCCATTCTGTCTGAATATTAACTACATTATTGCAGAGAAGAACCAACCAATCTAAAGTGGAATCGCCATAAACTTCAAAGGCAACATTATCAGGACGATCATTTCCTGTAATTTTATACTTTTCAAAAAATGCTAGGTCTTGAAAAATATCTTCACGAAGTTTTCCTTTCTTGAAAATATTTTTTACAGGAATATAATCTCCAATATTAGCATTTGGTAGTCTGCTAACATAATCAAAATTTGGAACTTGACGGAAGTAACTTGGCATTTTAGTAACCTATTTCTGTGTCTGGACCACCCGATCCTGTACCCAACCCATAATCATCATTAAAGATTGGTTCAAGTTCTGTAAATTGCATTTGAATTTCGTATGATACCATCGCACCATCAGTAAAAGTTGCATAATTACTTTCTGGAGTATAATTTACAACAAAAGAAAGTAATGCACATTCTTTTATTTTATTAATAAATTTATGTTCTTTGCCTATATGAAGGTACTGAATTTGAAATGTATGTGGTGCTTTTAGAAATAGATTTGATTGTGTCCTGATTGGGGACATTCCTTGCTTAAAAAATCTAATAATACCACGAACACTTTCAGCTTCTTTTTTGCTTCTTGGACTTAATTTAAATGTAAAATTAAATGGTCTCAATTGTGGACCATTAAATAACAATTCCATATTTGGGTTCAATACCGCTCCTTGTGTTCTTGATAGTGTATTCTGAGTTCCTGTTGCTTGCTCCGTAAAATAGGTTTTTGCGGCATTTCTTACTGCATCCGCATTATTAGCAACAGCATTTATTTTGTTATTAGCTGCATCTGCACCAGCATCTCCACCACCTCCAATTGCTGCATTTGCAATACCTGCTAAACTTGCTTGCATTACATCTATAGAATTTGATCCCCAATCTACCAAATTCCCGTCACCTATTCCTCCAGGAATTGGAAGAGTAACAACTCCTATAACGTTTTTGTCTTTCCCTGAAGGATTTATTTTTCTTCTCTCATTAAAAGCAGATAAACTTTCACTATTTCCAGTATTGAATGTTTTTGGTGAGTATTTTACCATACTAAATTGAATTACATCTTGAAATTTTAATTGTAGTTTTTCTGGATATTGTAGTGTAGGAAATTGATTTCTTGTCCCCCCCTGTTCTTTTTTAAGATCTTCTGTAACAGAAGCTGCGGATGCTGTTGTTATTCCTGCTGATGTTCCAACATTTGCTAAAGAACTTTTAAATTCTTTCGAATCTTTTACTTTTGCAAGTTCTTCCTTAGTTGATATTCCTGGAGTTGATAAAAGTTTAGTTGATTGTTGTTTATTTGCTTTTTCTGCGTTTTGTAGTTTGGTTAGTCCATATGATTTTGAAAAAGCATTGTATCCCTCCCCAGGTTCAACTTTTCCATCAACATTCGTTGTGGTAAGTAAACTTCTTTGGGTTAATGGAGTACCTCCTACACCACTTACAAGATATAGTTGCCTTTGTCCTGTCGTTACATTTGTTACATTTGCATATCTATTGCCGTCCACAGTAAACTCTGAAGAATACTCTTCTGGTTTATTTAAATTTATATTATTCCACCCATTAACGGTTGGTCTATCTGCCATTATAGATATGGTTTTTATTTATTTAGACGGAATTTTCCATAACTCAATGCAATCAATTCGTCAAGTTCATTTGGACGAACGACATGTAATTTACCTATAACTTCTTCCCAGGTGTAGTTTCTATATTTTCTCCAGTGAAAATTCATTCCTCTAAATCCCCACTTTTGAAGATCAGTACAAGCAATCAAAGGATGTTGGTCATAATCAATATCAGGAGTTTTTGGATTATAGATGAATGTATAGAAATTTCCTGGTTCTGGATATAATACTTCCTCCTTAAAGACATCAATAATAATCATCATCAGATCTTCAGGATCTCTTGTGCCTGCTGCATCAACTCTCTTTTTG